ACCCACTAAAGATGGGTGGTCTTTGGCAGCGTGGAATCCAGCAACAGTCTTTCCTGACTATAATGGAGATGGCTCCCTTGCTAGAGTCGCCCGTAGATACACAGTGTCTAAGAGTGAACTAGTCCGGAAGCATAACTTAGAAGGCTGGAGGGTAGACCCTCGTAATCTACCAGGACGTAATGTTCTTATATCTCATCTCTATGAACAAGCGCATGGTGGTATACAGCACTCTGTTGTGCTTAATTCCAATATACTTGTCCGAGATGAACTACTTACAGAACTGTCTCGTATTCCAGTCTATGTAGGTCCTGTTGCTGGACTTCCTGACGATGGGTCAATTACCACCAGTGAACAGTGGCGGTCTGAAATAGGTCAATCAGTTATAGCACCTGTTAAAGATATGACAGAGAACTATAACCGTATGCTTACCTATATGCAGCAGATACTGAGAGACACAGCTAATCCCAAATACGTAGAAAGAGTTCGTGGTGCTAGTGTTCTCACTCCAGAAAAGCTCTATGAGCGTGGTGCTATTTTCTCTATAGAGCCTGATGAGAGTATTGATACTGTACCGCTCCCTCCACTCCCTGCTGAGATGAGGGCGCATCAGTTCGACCTTCGGGGCAATCTGCAGCGTGGGCTATTCTCTGATATTACATTTGGTAGTATCACACAGCAAGTCTCTGCGCTTCTGATGAGTCAGGTAACTGCTGCAGCTAAGAGAGTGCTCTACCCCTTTCATCAGGGACTTACAAATGTTCTTGGGCTTATGGCTACAGAGACTATATGTCTTATGAGAGAGCTTAAGATGCCACTTGGGAAAGACTCCTTCCCTCGTCTACGTGAGGAGCCTTTTATAAGCTACCGTTACGATATACAAGTACCTGGAGATTTCGTACATCGTGCTACTGTTGGTCGAATGCTTAATCCCCAGTTTAGACTTTCGGGAACGACTGTTACTGATGTACTCTTCCCCGAAGTAACTAATATACTTGAGGAGCAGGGAAGACTTCAAAGTGAAGACGCCCTAGCTAACCCTGTATTCCGACAGTTAATACTTGTCCGAGAGATGAGACGTATTGCTGTAGACTCCGCTGAACTAGGTGATACAGAATTTACTACACTACTTAACCGTGCTGCTGATGAGATAGCTCGTACACTAGGCGGTGGCGGTGAGCCAACTGCACCTACTCAAGGCGGTGATACTACATCATCATTACCCCCAGAAGTACAAGCATTGTTGCGAGGTTAGACATTGACAACAGAAAGACGTTTAGGAGAAAGATTTCCTAGGGGACGTTTTCGTGGGATGCAAGGACCCCCTGCAGAACAACCTACGACTACTACTCCTACTCCTCCAGCAGCACCAGCTCTAACGCAGCTTAAGCCTATACCAGGTATAGAAGAAGAACTTGGTCATCTGCAAGGAAAGCTTAATGAGCTAAACGCTGATATGCAGCTTGGCGTTGAGGGTGAAATTGCACGACTAGTAGAGGTTGCACAGATAAGTGTTGAGGCGGAGGGGATACTTCCCCCTGAAGCTAGGATTGCAACGCAACTTACGGGAATCTTCTCACGTGAGCAGCGTAAGGCGGCTGCCCTCACTCACCAAAAGATACAAGAAGCTGTCGCTGCCTCTAATGTAGAGATTGGTCGCCAGACGTTTAGAGCATATGCACTCCAATATATTTCCGGTCTTCCGGAGATTACAGAGGTAAGTGACGTTGTGGAAGCCTTTCAGGAGGAGGACGCGTCCTTCATACCTTCTCCGGCGGATGAAGTCTTCATAAAAAAGTGGTTACAAAAAGCACAAGTACATTTAACTAGTGCTCAAGGTGTTTCTGCTGAAACTGCAACTGGGGAGAAACGTAAAGGGTTAATTAATCAATACTCAACACGACGTTCAATAAGCTCTTTTGGTATTCTATCATCAGCGGGAGACCAGTTACTTACAATCTTGACAGAGCTTACTCAACCCCAGTTACCACCAGGTCAAACTACATCTGATGTGCGCCGAGCTTTATCGGAAGCTGGTACAGACCCTGAGGTGGTAGAGAACTTTATGGTAGGTTTCGAGGCTCCTCTTAAGGCAATAGTAGAGGACTGGGCAAAGCAGAATGCTAGTCGTGAGATACTTAGGTCAGACATGGCTAACTTAGAACTTAGCGAGATACGAGAAATGATCCGCTCTGAAACCCTTAAGAATATGTGGACTACACAAGGTCTTCTGCTAATGCTCCCCTTTGAGAAGTACCGTCAGCATTTTATAATGCCTCTAATAGCTGCTACGTCTAGAGGTGTGGATGCCACGAGACCCGTTATGGGAGGTGGCGGTCTCGGGAGGATCACAAATCCTGCCAGGTACGTGCTCTACCGTGGGATAAGCAGTATAGTTCCTGATTGGGATGAACTCGAAGGGAAGTATACCGAAGCTCGGGAGGGAGGAGTAAGTTCTTGGCAAGCATACAGTTACGCTTTTGAAAACTGGGATGCCAACGCCTTTCATAAATTCATAGTCGAAGTTCTCATGGACCCACTCACGTATTTCGGGGTGGGTTTATACGGTAAAATATTATCTCCAATCCCTATATTAGGACGTGGTGTTGCGAGAGGGGAAAGACTCTTTGGTCAATTAGTCGATATGCCTTTTTATGCCCTTAAAGAAGGGGCCTTTAGGATGATGCCTAAGACCGGTACTATGAGGATTCTCGAGAACAGTAAGTTAGCTACTGAGACCTTTAGAATAGCTAATGAGGTTATGCAGAACAGGCTTCCAATACTACAACATACTCGCGAACAACTTTTTGATGTCGGTCAAGCTGCGATAGGTGTTGTGAGGAAGGCTTCTGGTGCACAAGGACCGTTAGCTGACTTAGGTCGTTTTCTACTTCAACGACAACCTCTTGATGCTGGTGCGGTTAGAGGAATGGCGACACGCCTTGGCGCAGAGATTGATGATACCATGTTTGATAATGGCCTAATTGGATTTATTGAGGATTTGTTTGACCATACTACGGGACTTGGAACTGTATATTACAGTGAAGCGGTCTCTGCTAAACTGCTGCTTCTGAAATTTGGAGTAATCCATAATAAGAGGAATATGATTACGGCACGGTCAATCATAAAAGGCGTTCGACAGGAAGTTGATAATGGTGTAAACGCTATTTTTGCAGCCGATAGTGTAGCGGGTGTTACGGCTAGGTTTGAAGCCCATGTACGACTGAACTTAAAAGCCAGAATGACATCTCCTGCGATACTTGATGCGGAGAAAGTAGGGAAGTATGGAGCTTTTATTACCAATGCAGGGGCTAAGAGTATACACATCTGGCAGAATTATCTAGAGAGGTTTGTTACTGTACCCTTTGCACGGCTTCATTTACTCTTCTTTCTTTACTCTCCGTGGAATGTAGTTGAGAATGGTTGGAAAACTATACTAGCTGGTATATGGCCTTTCTATAGGGGTGAGGCTCGACTGGGCCTTCTGGGTCAGACCAGTGGTCTTAGAGGCACACCTGAAGCATTCTTCCGTGCTCAGGAGATATCACTCCAATTTGGAATGGAGCGTACCACACTTGACCTAGCTCAAGCTCACACCTTTGCAAGGGGTAGTGGGAGACAGAAGGTCAAGAGGGGGGAGATGAGTGGTAAATCGTATCGTAAAGCTCTGGTGGAAGGGGGTAGACAACGTAATAAGACCTTTAGCGACTTAATTGCCGACTTTCCGATAATAGGGACTGGAAGAGGAAACCGTATTACATTACAGCAGCAGGCATGGTATCTACTGAAGTCGTATCAGAATGAGTTGTGGCAGAGACATCCACAAACAATGCAGCGTTCTAGAGACATTGCAGACTCTCTAAGAGGTATACTCGAAAAAGAGTTTGCACCTCGTGAGGTTGATGATATACTCAAACACGCCTTTAATCTGAGTTCTGTAGGTCCTGGCTCTCTTGATAATTTAGCTTCTCAGATTACTCCGCCGTCTGTCTATGCTCGTGATGTACTTGAAATGGCAAGTGACTATCCAAATTTACCTATTGGCGTTCAGGATTTACTTGTAAAGAGGGTAATGGCAGGTACGATATGGGATGATATGGATGCGCTTTGGACATCTGAATTCCCTGAAATGCTTTGGCAGGAGGTCTTTAACTCTCCAGTTCTCATGAGGAGGCAAATAGATGATATGATTCAGGCGTCGATGGAAGCACCTGTACGTGACCTAGATGACCTTAAAATGCGTCTTCAGGCTTTAGGTAATATTACGGAGGACTTCCATCACGTTATTGAATTGCAGTTAACCGAAGCTCAGATTTACACTAGAAGTCTACATAGCATACAACAGAAAGACGCTTTTTATAAAGACCTTTTTAACAATAAGCTTGACCCCTATATGGATACTGTTCAGGAACGTGTCACACAATTAGGTAACCGTCTACATGAAGTTATTAAGGGGAATGAGGCTATAAAGATTGACCTTACTCCACAACAACTGGCTGATTATAATGATTTAACAGACCTTTATGTAAAACAGATGCAGGTTATCAGGGAAACCCGAGATACTGTGCGGAAAACGGAATTACGTCTAATAGAGGAGCGTAAAGCTCTTAAAGCGCAGATTGACTTGGAGTTCTCCAAAGGTTCTGGAGTGAAGTTCGGTACTGACCACCCTGAAGTGCAAGCTTGGTGGGAGAAGTTTTATAAAGCTCGCGATGCGGATTGGGTATTGGGTCGAGAGAAACACGCAGCATTGGTAGGTCACGCTGGAGAAGTCGGATCCCGTGCAGAAGTCGTCACGATACCAGGAGCGCGGATACCAGAAGGGAAACTTAATCCCTCTGATATATCATATCTCTTTGGAAGTCAGCCCTCAGACTTAGCTGCTGCCATATGGATGCCTAGTCTAATGCAGATGCGGAGTAGAAAGGCTTTTGTTGCACGTGTCTACGCTAAAGCAACTAAAGTGGCCAAAAACGCTGGTATAACACCTGAAGATATGAAGTACGATAAAGAAGCTATTGGTGCGGTCTACGATTTTCTACTTAGACGTATGAAAGTAGACCCTAAGACTGTGAGCCTTCTTGCTCCCCGTCAACTGGAGTTGGAAGCTCTTAGGAAGGAACTAACTCTCTACTCTTTGACACGTAAGAAACTCTTCCCCCTTAAGGGCAAGGATAGTCTTGCAGAGTTTAGTGCTGCGTATAAACAAGCACTTCAAGATGACCCTTTAACTGCGGTTTTTGGTGTACAAGCTGTTGAAGCTCCTGTAGATGTTGCGCCTACTGTGGTAGATACTGTAGGAGCTGGGCTTCAGAGACGGGGAAATGTGTATTACCCGAAAGATGCTCCTGTCGTAGAACCAACTCCACCTGGTGGGTTGACAGATGAGCAGTTAAGGGTACGATGGAAAGAAGGAGGAGATGACGAGGCACAGGAACTTCTCCAGTTGCGAAGAAGCGAGGTGGCTGATGACGCTATGCTTCTGGATGGGAAACGTCCATATGGATTGAAGCCCGATATATTCTCCAAGAGAATGACACCAAAGGAGAGAGGAGAAGCAGGTTATAGACCTCCAGAAGTACCTACGGAGGCACAACGGGCTAGTAGGATTGAGGATTTTAAAGATGACGTAAAAGCAGCGGAGGATAATGTAAAGGCTGTATCGGCTGATGACGCCCGTGATCCAGGAGACTTGGCAGAAGCTAAAGATGCCTTGAAAAGTGCCAAGAGTGACCTTAGAGAAGCGCAGAAGCCCTTTGATTTTGCTGCTCATGAAGAGCACGTTGCCGCATTTAAAAAGTTTGATGCTGACGTAGCAGCGAGACGTGAGAGAAACCAAATAAGAATTGCTGAACTGGAAGACAAGTTCGCTGCTCCCCCTGAGCCTGTTATAGATATGTCGGTGTCTCCGATACACAAGGTTATTATAGGTGGAGAGGCCAGATATATAACCTGGTTAGATTATGAAGGACTTGGAAAGAATTGGTATGAGTATCTTGGCCCTGATGCACCGATACCTGGCATGGGCGGAACTGGAGTATACTCCAAGAAGGCTATGGTGGCAAAGCTCGAAACCGCAGCAGCGGATATTATCCCTGAGCCCGCTCCAGTCCTAGATCCTGGGGATAATTGGCAAATTAACCGTCAAGAAGCTTACGATGCGACTTTAAAAAAGTTTGCGTTAGATTTTCCAGACTATGAGAGAGGGACCGCCTTTAATTCTATGATGAAAGCGTACTTCCCCTTCTGGACATATGAGGTTCATCGTCTTTGGTATCTTCCGAGACAAGCGATACGTACTCCTGGAGCTTACACAACCTGGGGCAAGTACATGGATAATACCGATAACGGCTATATAAATGTCCCAGGTACTTCCCTAGAGTTTAATCCGCTTAGAGGTTCTATATCAGGAGTTCTCCGAGGACTCTTCTATCGTGATTATCCTGAGTTCTACGACCGCTTTCCAATGCTTGCTTCAGCTATGGACCAATCGAATCGTTTTGGCTTCTACCCTAATATTCTAATTCAAGGTGCTTTGTCTCTTGGAGGTGCACAGACCGGACGCTCTCAGACTGGAGAAATGCTTTTTCCACTTATATCGGCCCCCTTAGAACTTTTTGTGGCAGCGTTTCCAAATAGTGTTCCAGGACAAGCTATTCAAGAGCTACTTCTACCAGCACGTTTTAGAGATATGGTAGTTGCTCAACAGGTTTCTATGGGGGGAGAATTTTCAGGTCCTGCACTACTTAATAAGAGATACTCAAACTTACCCTTTACTGACGAGGAGCAAAAGGCTTGGAATGTTGCACAGCGTTGGCCAGCGTTGTTTAATGTACTTAACTCTCAAATCGCCCTCTTCCGTTTCCGTCCTGAAGAGCGCAAGGATTTTCAACGTCAGGTACAACTTCTCTACGAGGAGCATTTGGGCATTCCGATAAAAATGCAGAATGACGCTAGGAAGGCAGGTCTATCCATAACGGATATTATAGGAAGTGGACTACCTCCTTATTTGGAGGCACTTATCTTAGACCTTGAAGGTGCTGCAGAGTGGAGAGGACTAACTACTCATTTACGTGAGTCTAATACTGGACAAGCTATGGCTCTTATAGGTCTCTTTTGGGATAATGTTGATGCTGAGAGACAGACTATTAAAGAGGAGCAGGAGAAGCTTGATTACCAAGTTCGCTCTGGAGTAATACGTCAGCAAGATTGGGAGATGAAGACACGTAAACTTAATAGAAAACTGACTGATTTTATTGAAAGCTCTCGAAAAACCGATGCTTATGAGGATGTCCCGATTACATTCACCGAGCGCATGGAGTTTGCTGCAGAGCACCAACTTAATCCACTGATATTGCACCCTCTTAAGGAACTTCAGAACTGGTACTTTGACTTTAAATTAGAAGATAAGTTTAATCCTAAGACCGGTGTCCTGGAGCCTAATTTTGATGAGCTTTACGCCTACCGTCGTGCGATAGAACTGTCTGTACCTAATAAGATGCTAGCTGAATTTGAGGACTGGGTACAAAGAAATGATACTCCACTGGAAGCTCATCGACGGCAGGACTATGAAGAGTATATACAACCTTACTTAGATGCCTTTGATTTTGTTCTGAGTACTTATGACCAGGCGGACCAGGATGTTATTATGAAAGCTCTGTCGGTTGAAGACCCCGTTAAGAGAGCTGCCTTACGAGAGCAGACAACTGCAGACGGTCGGCAAATTGTATCTATGTTCGAGTCGGAACTAGGAGAGTTTCGTATCAATATGAGAAAGCTCGACCCTGAGTTGGATGCTAGACTTCTATTCTGGCGTCCTTGGACAATTACCAAGCCTCAGAATGCTCGGACACTTCAGACATTAAAGAACATTAGACAGACCTATGGCTTCCTACCTTAGTTATGTATTTAATGTAATAATATAATATATTAGATATAAATATCTATATCAATATTAACGAAAAGAGCACTCAAAAAGCCTTTTAGCTGTTATCAGACTATGTTAGAATACGAGGTAGTATGAACGATTCAGAAGATACTAATGGAACCTCTGCCGATGTAGGGTCAGAGACCGCTAATAGCGGTGCGGGGAAAAGCGTACCTGAAGCGGATTTTATGGCCCTAAAGCGGTCGAGTGAGTCTACTAAAGTTGAGCTGGGGGCTAAGGTCACTCAGTTGACTAGAGAACTAGACTCGCTACGGACAGTTGAGAAGACTGTTGAGAACCTCAAGACTGAAC